CTATCGCACATTCTTGATCAAGTACACGAGCAGCACCGGCACGCCGACGGCGGCAATCACGAAGCATACGAGCCACACGTAAAATTCCATCGCTACCCCCTCCCCTTTATGAATGGCTATCCTGGCGCTTCTCTGCCGGCGAGTCGGCGCGATGGCGATCAAACATGTTCGGCTTGTGCGAGCTGTCGCCCAGCATCTGAATGCCGCTGCCCTGCTCTCTTGGCGTTGGCGTGGGCTCGACCTTGGCGACGGGCGCGGGGGCTTCCCTGGCGACTTCCACATACGGGTTGAAGCGCGGCGCGTTCATCTCTTCCCGGCATTGCGCTTCCGTCATCTGAATTCGCGTCCCCTGTTGGGTGTAGGCGTGGCAGGTATGGCGATTGGCGATGAAGGCGACGGCTTGCGGCATCTGTTTAACCTGGCGCATTTGGTCATACGCCGGCGCGGTTTCCGGCCGGCCGGCTAGTCGGGGGTTTTCCGCTTCGAACAGGCTGGCGGCGGTCACGGTCGGTTGCGGCGTGGCGGTGGCGGTCGGCAGTGCTGGCGCGGCATCGGGCGAAGCCTGGGCGGCGGGGGCCGGTTTGCCGGCGTCCGGGTCCATCTTGTCGCTGATGGAGCGAAACGACAGCCAGCCGAGGGCGAGCATGGCCGCCAGGGCAGCGCCCAGCAGCCAGACGTAACCAGGGATGCGCTTGCTTTGCTTCAGGTGCAAGCTGGCGCTCTTGTATTGCTCGAACGCTTTCTTGGGCAGCTTGTAGCGCTTCCTGGCGGCAACGTCGCGGCTGGCTTTGGACTTGGGGTCGCCGCATTCCGACCATTCATACAGCTGGCGGCCGAGCGCCATATTGCGGATGTGCAAATGGCGCCCAATCAACGATTTGATATTGGAGTCGATCAGGTGCGGCCCCTGGGTGATCAACCAGAAGTCGACGCCCGTATGGCGGTGGGTCTCAAACGCGGCGACGATGTCCGGTACCTTGGACGCGGCCGAGCGCGGCCGGTAGACGTTTTGGGCTTCGTCGATGACGATGATGGCGTTCGGCGGGAAGGTGAAGACGGGGCGGAACAGACTTGGGTCCTCTGGCAGCGGCTGCAGCTTGGTCCATTCGGCAATCGGCGGCGTCGGTTCGTGGGCAATCTTCAGCTCGGGAATGCCCATCACGAACAGCGGCCGGTTGCCGACCTCTTCCATCAGCAACGACACGGCCAGCGCGGTCTTGCCCGCCCCTGGCTCTCCGGTAATCAGCGTCAGCATGGCTCTAGCTCCGTTTGAATTCGATGCGTTTGAAGACGTTCATCGACAGGCGGAAGGCAAATGCGCCGATGACGATGCCCAGCGCTTCGCCCAAGCCGGCGAGACCCAGCAGATTGGCGGCGATGGACGGGATGCCGCTGAGATTGGCTTGTATCGCCTGATTGAGCTGATCGACGATCAGTTGAATGCCGGTATAGGTGACGACGGACAGGCCCAGGCTGACCAGTATCTGGCCGATGATCGGCTTGACCATGCCGACCAGGAACGAACTCATGGTGGCCATTAGCTACCCTCCCCCTTTCTGGCGCTGAAGATGATGAAGTAGGCGCTGATGAGAGCGGCCAGGATGATCAAGGCGCGGATGGCGCTGGCGAACTTGCAGAACCACTCGAACGAGTAGGAGAAGTGCTGGCCGCTGCTCAGCGTGAATTCGTAATTCGGTGGACAGGTGGCCGGCATGGCGAAGCTCTTCGGGGTGAATTTCAGCTCTCGCTCTTGTTCTGGAATGGGAACGCTGGGCGGATCGCCGTATTTGCTGCAGCCGATGATGTCGGGGTACTTGTCGCAATCGGTTTGCTGAGGCTCTGACGGTGGCGGCTTATTGGTGGTGCTGGTCGAGGTGGACGTTGAGCAGCTGCCGGCTCCGGTGCAGTTGTTAATCGTGGTGGTGGAGGTGGTGGTTTGCTCGAAGCCGATGGGCGAACTGAGCACGCCGCCGCCCCTGGGGGTGTAGGTGGTTTGCGACTGCGTTTGCGTGGCGACGGTGGAGCCATCCGGGCGGGTTTCCGTGCCGGAGCCAGTAATGCTCTTGGGACCGGTCACCGAATCGCCGCTGACGCTGGCGGCCGTGCCGTCATCCAGGTCCAAGATCGTTCCGTCCCTGGCGAACGCGTCTATCACCTTTAGCGTTTTGTTTTTCAGCAGGTCATCCGCCGCCTTGTCGATATCGGCGTCGGTGACGGGCGTTTGGGTATGGTTGGGCGAGCCCGGAGAGCCTGGCCCTCCATCTACGCGATCAATGGTCGCCAGAACGCCCATGTAATGGGAGTCGGTTTCTTTGATTTTTTCGTACAGCCCGATATCTGCGGGAAACCGCCCCGGAGGCGAGATTTGATACATGTACAGGGTGTACGGGCCTTTGTAGTGCGCCTTTTCCATTTCAAAGCACTCGCTTAGCGTTTTCGCTTTCGAGAACGATCGGCAGTTCACCCGGTAGCCAGGCTGGTCATACCGGCCGTATTCATTCCGTTTGACATCGTCGTAATCGTCCGGCGTCGTCTTCATGTAACGCCGCATCTCGTCCATCCATTTCCAGCCTTGGTCTATCGCGTAATCCACTGCCAGCGATGCGGCTGTTCCGCCGATCATCCCGGCGACGCCGCCGCGGGCATTCCGCTTCATGGCTTCGCCTAGCCGTTTGGCGAGCGGTTTGGCGGGAATGCGATAGGTGTCATGCAAGGTTCCCGATGCGCCGCCGATTCTATATTTGACGTCCTGGGAGACAGAAACCGACTTGTCGTGTTGATTCACGATGTCATCCAGCAGCTTGGCATTGAGGATTTGCGAAAGCAGCGTAGAAGACTGTTGCCGGGGCGCGGTGCGGGTGATTTGGTCGCCGGCTTGGTGGTAGGTGCCGATTTGGTAATCGCCAGCCTGGGCGGAGGGAATAAAGAGGCCGAACAGCGCGGCCAGAAACAGGATGGGCGGGGTGGTCATTTGAGGATCACCCAGCCCGCCAGGATTACGGACAGAAAGCCCGCCAGGAAGTAGACGCTCATGTTTGCAAAGTCCTACGCAAAACAACGATGCCCCAGGCGATGAAGGCCGGCAGCAACACCAACCAGCCCAGCGCCACGCCGTCGCGAACCTGTTCGGCCGGGTTGCATTCCGGCAGTTGGGGCGACATGCCGACGCTGGAGGTTAAAACGGCCCGTTGCGGGCCGTTTTGGTAGGTGTTCAGCTGCCAGCCGGCCCCGGTTTTTTCAAAGGCGCTATAACCGGTATCCGAGAGGCGCGGCGCGGTGGCGCTGTAGTAGGCGTCCGCCGCGTCAGCCAGATTCGAATAGCAGGCCGTGCCGACGCTGTAGCCCATGTCACAGCGCCTTGCGCATCCACTTGAAGCCGAAGATGCCGACAATCACCGCCAGCACCAGGCCGCCCATGATGGCGGCGTCTTTGCCGGAGTTGGTGATGGAGGTTTTGACCTCTTCCGGCACATCCGCCAGCGCGGTGGCGGCGACGGTGGTCATGGCGGCGGCCAGGGCGGCGCGGGAGCCGTAGCGGCGAGCGATTTCACGGAATTTCATGTTGTTCTCCTTACGATTACGCGCTGAGCGCGGGATGTGCTACGGGGTAGCACGGTGCACATCGAATTGGCGTGGCCAATCGAATTCAGTTAGTGAATCCAGGGTGAATCCGATGGCGGAGAGGAGCCATCAAAGTCAGCGCTGGAGTCCTGTTCATCTAGCAGTCCGTCCCGGAATGCGGTCCGGCTGGCTATCCGGATTTCGTTTTGCGTACAGTTATTGACACGAGTCCAAGGGCGGCTTGCGCCGCCATATGCCTCTCGCTGCGCTCGCGTCACATGGCCGTCGGCTGCGCCTGCCTGTGTCGTCAACGTCCATGTGTGTACGCGCGAAATCGTGATGTCCGTCATCGGGACATCCAAAGCGGGATGCCGGCCGAGGCTGAGCTCGACGCCGCGCACAATGGCGGATTCCTCGCCATAGCGATTCGTGACGGCTTCACGGTAAGGCCGGCATCGCAAGTCTTTGCGGGAGATTTGCGCCCCGCCCTGGAGTCGGACGTATTCCGCCCAATCGCTGGCATCGGCGGCATGCGCCAAGGGCGCCAGTTCGGCGCGCACTTCGTCGGGGTCCAGCCGGCGCAGCTCTCGCCAGACCGTGACCGGCACGCAGCCGATTTGCTGGAACTGGCGAATGCCCCACCCGGCCCAGGCTTCGACCCGGAGCGCGGTTTCGCAGAAGCGTGCCGGATTGGCCGGGTTGGATTCGCCGTCGTAATCCGGCAGATCACCACCGGAAGCGGCGCGGCCGTCCACGTTCTTGGATATGTATTTGGCGACATAGCCGCAGGCGGAGCCGCGTACCATGTCGATGCGCTTGAAGGTGCAGCGGCGACGCCATGCGCCCTTCTCCAACGGATCTATTTGCAAGGCGTAGTGGCGCAGGATGCGGCGGATTTCCTTGCGTTCGGCTTCATCGAAGAACAGCACCATGTGCCAATGCGGCGTGCCGTCGTGATGCGGTTCGGCGACCCGGAAGCCGTAGACGCGGATGTCTTTGCGGTGGAGTTTGGCGCGGGCGCGGGACCAGACGCGCTGGAGGTGCGCTTGCGCCTCGCGCGGGCCGACCTTGGGGTCATAGTTGGGGTTCGGCGCGCCAGACTTGGAAAGCCGCGCATGGTAGGACCCGGGGCGAGTCAGCGTGTAGAAGTCGCAGGCATGGCCCTGCTCTTTCGCGTAAGTCTCGAAGCCGCGCAGCCTGACCATCAGTTCGGCGCGGCGGATGATGGGGTTCGACGGCGACACCGCCGCCAGATCGGCAAGACTGAATTCTTGTCCAAGCTCATTCACGACCAGGAGCGTGGACAGCAATTCATTGTTGCGGCGCTTGCGGGCGCGCTTGCGCTTTACGGCGTCATCTGAGGCGTATAGCCCGGCGCGATTATGCACACGTCCGGCAAGTCGGGCTCCTCGCTCCGCAAGACGAGCGTGAGCCGTCCTAATCTGGCGACGCCAGAATGATGGGTCAGCGGCGCGACTCCACACGCTTTCTTCTGTGTGCGGCTGTCGTGTCCAGTCCGGTAAGTGAAGATGATAGAGTCCGGCCAGCGCTTCGACATCAGCAAGGGAAGCGCCACACCGCCGCAACCAAGTCGCACGCCGAGCAAGTGCCTTCGCCTTTTCATGGATGGAGTCCTCGTCCAGGAGCAGACGGCGAGGCATGCCGATTTCGCGGATGGCCTCTGTCGTCATGTTCAGCCACGCGTTAGCCTCAGGGCTGCGCAGCCAGGATGCCGGCGTCGCGGGTTGCGCCAGCCGGGCAAACCATTCATCGCTGATGGTATCCGTCAGCGCCGACGGCAAGCCCTTCAGATGCGGCTTGAGGTACGCCCGGTTCGGGATCAGCAGCGAATGGATGTTCACGGTTACAACTCCACGAATTCCATGGGGGTCAGGAAGGTCAGGCCCTTGGGCGTGCGGTAGATGGCCAGCTGTTCGGGCGTGTACTCGTTGAAGAACTGCGCGCCCAGCTTGTCGAGCTCGACCTTTTCGGAAGCCGTCAGCTCATTGAAGTGGACGCGGTTCCAGTCCCAAAAACGGGGGCTATGCGGCATCAGCTCGGGCAGATTGGGCGCGAAGTTCATGGTTAGGCCGCCTTATCCTTGCCGGGAGACGGGACGCGCTGGGTGACGGCTTGGCCGATCAGCTTGGTGCATTCATCCACGGCGACCAGCTGGGCGTCCACGGCCAGGGAGTCGTAGCGGTCCGAATAGATCGACGTCGGGGACAGCATGTAAAAGCCCGGCTGGTAGGGCTTTTGATCATCCTGCAAGCGCAGCTTCACTTCCGTCGGGTAGCGCTTCAGGCTGCTGGTATCGGGATCGAACAGATGGGCGTAAACGACCTGGTTGCGGATTTTCCAAGGCTGGCCGTTATCGCGGGTGCCTGTGCGCTCTTGCACGTCGGCGCGCTCAACTTCGATTACAATCATGATGCTTTCCTTAAGAAAATTGGTGACTTATGCGAAGCAAGTACATGAAGGACGTAACCGTCCCTGACTACGATGAAAAAATCAGTGCATCCATTAAAACAGCAGAGTTCGACGGCGGCGGTTACGACATGATCATTGCCATTGAGAATCAGCAAGGGCAGGTCTATCGGATCATTGCAACCGATGGACTTGCCGAATACATGAAAGCCATAGGCAAATTCCAGAAGCTAGGCATGACAGACAGACTGGAAAATGTGCTGAACTCAAAAGACGGATACGACAGCCGATTCCACTTCTAAACCTGACCATCGACGCAAGACGCAACAAAGCCCCGCAACTCACGCAAGGCGGAGTCAATCTCGTCTTGCGTCTGACACTTAGCGAAATACTTCATCGCGTAAGGCTGCAGATGCGCAAGGCCAGAAGCCTGGTTAAGAATGATTTGAACTTGAGCAGCAAACATGTCAGGCCTCCCCTGCTAGAATTGGCTAATCAAATGCAGTTTACGTGCGTGAACTAAGCGCATTTAGGATATTGTTCACGAGCGTGAATCGTCAATGAGGGACTGACATGAGACAGAGCGTTGAATACCTGCGGGACGCAATTGAAAAGCTGGGCGTTGAAAATCACACGAAAGCAGCGACAGAGCTGAAAATCAGCAAGGCAGCGCTCAGCATGTACCTGAGTGGCGACCGCATCATGGAGGACTTCGCCTGCATCATGGTTGCCAAAATCCTAGGTATCGATGGGATGGAGGTGATCGCAGCGGCGCAGATGGAGCGCGAGAAAAACGAGGAACGGCGGGAGATTTGGGCTGATTTTCGGAAAAAGTTCGGCGTCAAGGCGGGGATCGCTGGACTGGCGACAATTTTGACGCTGGGGAGCCTCGCCCCTGAAAAGTCAAATGCGGGCGATATTAATTTTGACGCAATATCGTGCGTCAAAAATCCTGTTGCAGTCTATATTATGTCAAATCCGACAAAGAGGATGGAAACGGCGAAAACTATCCTTTAGTGCAGGCTTGCGCAGCATGAGAAAGTTATATCTGAATGTGTTGCAGTTAGCCAACATAGATACGTTCAGGAGTCGCTAGCATGACGAACGCAACAACAAAGCGCCCCGCCCGTCGGGGCGCAGCAATTTGCGGAGCGCATGCGATGGAACGACGAGTGTTTAACCCACGGACAGAGTTTACTTGCGACCAGATGGAACTAGCCGTATTGATGTTCACCCACGACGACGATGCGACGGCAAAGCGATTAGGCGTTACGGTAACGGAATGGCAACGATGGAAATACGGCGAAACCCCCGTACCGCGCTGGCTCTGGTTGCTGCTCTGCTACGAACGCGACCAGGAGCGCATGGGGCCCTGGCAAGGGTTCAGAGTCAACGGCGACCGCATCGTATCCCCCATGGGTGACAGCATGCGGTTTGACGAATGGAGCCAGCTACGTGAGTACCGCCGCGCAGCCCAGCTAGCCAACGACCAAGCCGATCTAATCGAACAATTAATGGCTGAAAGGGATTTTTATCGCGAGAATTGTCACAGGCAAGCCCGATTTGGCCTAATGCTGAACAAAATTTTCAGATGAAAGTAAAATCAAATACACCCTCGCCGGGCGGCATCCATCCGGGGATGATTGGCTTTGCCATCACCCCGGACGGCTGTCCGGAGGGTATTCCAGCTGGTGGGGGCATCAATGACCGGCCGCCGCTGATTGCGGTCTCCCGAGCCGGTCATTGACACCCTGAAACGTGACTGGCGCGCTCGATGGCGCGACTAAGCGATTGCATCTGTCCCAGGCCTTGCTATCTGAGCCATTACGGTATCTTCATGCATGAATATTTTTCGCGGATCATATAGCGCGCATGGCCAGCTATCGAACGCGGCCACGGAATCATGCACATACTCTTCAAAGAACTCGCTAATGTATTTAGGTAACGGATTCGGATTAGTCCAGGCACGGTAAATGAGCTCCTCATAATCCGTCCTTGGCCGATCGACGTTTTCATTGCCTAAGCGCTCATAAGGTTCTTTGATGAAGGGGATGCGATTTACAAGACGCTTATGCTCTGTAACCAGCTCTTTGCCCTGCCCTGTCGCATCCTTCAGCTTGCGGCTCGCCCACAGCTTTTCATTTTTCTCGACCTTGATGCGTTCCGCAGGAGCGGATAAGCACGCGGAGCAGTCGGCTTCAGCGGCTAGCCCGGCAAACAGCCTAGTTTGATTCTTGCTACGCTCCACATCCGCATGCCATCTGAAGAATACAGGGCGATGCGCCAGCACTGCTGCGACCAGATTGTCGGACGGGCCTTTCACGTACTCCATGTATTGATGATACTTGTCGACGAGCTCTACCCGATTTTCAGGGATGAATTCGTTTTTGTACTTTTCAGGCATTTCATCAAGCGACTGTAACCCCACTCCGGCTTTTAGCGCCTCTAAATACATCTCCCGCAGAGGTATTTTTGTGTATTCCAGACTGCGGCCTTGTTCGTTCGGGTAATAGCCGCCGCCTACATCGGAATGCACGCCGGGGTAGACAACTTCTTCACTATTGTCGGGATAGTTGTTTTTGTATTCGATGGAATCCAACGGGAAGGCTTTGCGGACTTCATGCGCGGCAACAAGATGGACGCAGCGTTTTACAGCGGACGGCACGCGCAAGTCTTTGGCCCAATCCGCGTGCAACTGCGGCCCACCCACCGAGGCCACAGTATCAAATAGGCCGAGAAAGCCGATTTCCAGAGGCACAGTCATGCCGTAATAGTCGAGCTTGTAAACCAGTCGGCCATTCGAATCCGTTCCGGATTTCTCACTGAGTAGCTTGTTTACGAATGCTCGGGCAAGTGTTGCCCCACGCGAGAAACCAATGACATCCACCCGGAGCATTTTGATATGCGCAATGGCCGTTGTGTAATTTTTGCCTAATGTCTTCTCAATAAAAAGGATGGCGTCCTTCAGGCGCATATCGCCACCCTTGCCGAAGCCGGCACCCATATTGCCGCCTTTATCTACACCAACTTCTGGATTGTCCTTGGGTTCATATAAGGTGCCAACCCCGGTTATATAGCGGGGATAATATTCCTTACCCCTATCGTCGTAGGCGGTCAGAAACAAACGGGCCACATTAGACTTGTTGTCCGGCGAGGTGTTTAGATTGTTCATTGTGCCATCGAAAAAGATGGTGAATTTCGGAAAGAACTTGCATTCAATTTTCTCTTTCCAAGTTGTGCCACCAATTTCACACGACAGCCTAGCCATTTTGGCGGCTTTATGTGCGGCCGATAATGTCTGATCGTCGATGTAAGCACCCGCTTGCCTGAGAGCCATCTATTTATCCCTGCAATCGTATTCGTCAGCGTATTTCAATTCAACCTTTTCAAGGCCCCTGATTACTACACACATCACATCTTCGCTGTTTATGTGATCATTCGGAATAATGCGCGGCAGGCGCTGGGGAAGCTTTGCAGTAACTATCTTCTGCATTTCAGGGATTAAAATTTTGCCTCTTATATAGTTACCATCAGCTCCCATTTTCATCGGTTCGGCAACTGCATCCCAATTCAGCTCAACCTTCACCGGCTTCTTCAGGTCGGTTATGTTGAAACAACACATAGAACCGCCCGTGCCTGGCTTTCCATCTTTTGCGGCCGTCGGGGCTCCTCCTCCATTGACCCCATCATCCAAACGGAAGAACACTGCTCGATTAACATAGTTCGCAGAATAGACGCTTAAGCCAATGCCATTCCTCAGGTAAGGATCATTGGATTCCGCTGCATTGGTGGTGGCGCAGGAGGTCAAGACAAAGGCCAGCAATATGCTGGCCAGGGGGGAGGAGATTTGTTTCATTGTCTTATAGTTGCGGCAGTTATAAGCAAGCTAGCACCATACCACAATGCCGCATTCGTGCACCTGTCCTTTTGTGAATGACGGGCGGGTGCTTTGGCTGCGCCGCTACCGCACATTCTTGATCAAGTACACGAGCAGCACCGGCATGCCGATGGCTGCAATCACGAAGCATACAATCCACACGTAAAATTCCATCTCTACCCCTCCCCTTTATGAATGGCTGTCCTGGCGCTTCTCTGCCGGCGAGTCGGCGCGATGGCGATCAAACATGTTCGGCTTGTGCGAGCTGTCGCCCAGCATCTGGATGCCGCTGCCCTGCTCTCTTGGCGTCGGCGTGGGCTCGATTTTGGCCACAGGCGCAGGCGCTTCCCTGTTCACCTCTACATAAGGATTGAAGCGCGGCGCGTTCATCTCTTCCCGGCATTGCGCTTCCGACATCTGAATCCGCGTCCCCTGCTGGGTGTAGGCGTGGCAGGTGTGGCGATTGGCGATGAAGGCGACGGCTTGCGGCATCTGTCTGACCTGGCGCATTTGGTCATACGCCGGCGCGGTTTCGGGGCGACCAGCCAAGCGCGGGTTTTCCGCTTCGAACAGGCTGGCGGCGGTCACGGCCGGTTGCGGCGTGGCGGTGGCTGTCGGCAACGCTGGCGCGGCATCGGGTGAGGCCTGGGCATTGGCGGCAGCCGGCTTGCCGGCGTCCGGGTCCATCTTGTTGCTGATGGAGCGGAACGACAGCCAGCCCAGGGCGAGCACGGCCACCAGGGCCGCACCCAGCAGCCAGACGTAACCAGGGATGCTTTTGCTTTGCTTCAGGTGCAAGCTGGCGCTCTTGTACTGCTCGAAGGCTTTCTTGGGCAGCTTGTAGCGGCGGCGGGCAGCAACATCGCGCGAGGCTTTGGACTTGGGGTCGCCGCATTCCGACCATTCGTAGAGCTGGCGGCCGAGCGCCATATTGCGGATGTGCAAATGGCGCCCGATCAACGATTTGATATTGGAGTCGATCAGGTGCGGCCCCTGGGTGATCAACCAGAAGTCGACGCCGGTGTGGCGGTGGGTCTCGAACGCGGCGACGATGTCCGGCACCTTGGACGCGGCCGAGCGCGGCCGGTAGACGTTTTGGGCTTCGTCGATGACGATGATGGCGTTCGGCGGGAAGGTGAACACCGGCCGCGTCAGCGTCGGGTCTTCCGGCAGAGCAACCTGTTCCGTCCACTCGGCAATAGGCGGCGTCGGTTCGTGGGCAATCTTCAGCTCGGGAATGCCCATCACGAACAGCGGCCGGTTGCCGACTTCTTCCATCAGCAGCGACACGGCCAGCGCGGTCTTGCCCGCCCCTGGCTCGCCGGTAATCAGCGTCAGCATGGCTCAGCTCCGTTTGAATTCGATGCGTTTGAACACGTTCATGGACAGGCGGAAGGCGAACGCGCCGATGACGATGCCCAGCGCTTCGCCCAGGCCGGCGAGGCCCAGCAGATTGGCGGCGATGGACGGAATGCCGCCGAGATTGGCTTGGATCGCCTGATTGAGCTGATCGACGATCAGTTGAATGCCGGTGTAGGTGACGACGGACAGCCCCAGGCTGACCAGTATCTGGCCGATGATGGGCTTGACCATGCCGACCAGGAACGAACTCATGGTGGCCATTAGCTACCCTCCCCCTTTCTGGCGCTGAAGATGATGAAGTAGGCGCTGATGAGCGCGGCCAGGATGATCAAGGCGCGGATGGCGCTGGCGTACTTGCAGAACCATTCGAACGAGTAAGAGAAGTGCTGGCCGCTCGACAGCGTGAATTCGTAGTTCGGCGGACAGGTCGCCGGCATGGCGAAGGGTTTCGGGGTGAATTTCAGCTCTCGCTTGTCTTCCGGGATCGGCACGGTGGGCGGGTCGCCGTACTTGCTGCAGCCGATGATGTCGGGGTATTTGTCGCAGTCGGTTTGCTGCGGCTCCGATGGCGGCGGTTTGTTGGTGGTGCTGGTGGAAGTGGAGGTCGAGCAGCTGCCGGCTCCGGTGCAGTGATTGATAGTAGTCGTGGAGGTCGTGGCTTGCTCGAAGCCGATGGGCGAACTCAGCACGCCGCCGCCCCTCGGGGTGTAGGTGGTTTGCGACTGTGTTTGCGTGGCGACGGTGGAGCCATCCGGGCGGGTTTCCGTGGTGGAGCCGGTAATGCTCTGAGGGCCGGTCACGGGATCGCCGCTGACGCTGGCGGCCGTGCCGTCATCCAGGTCCAGAATCGTGCCGTCCCTGGCGAACGCGTCTATCACCTTTAGCGTTTTGTTTTTCAGCAGGTCATCCGCCGCCTTGTCGATATCGGCGTCGGTGACGGGCGTTTGGGTGGCGTTGGGCGAGCCCGGCGAACCGGAATCGCCGCCCACGAAATCCACTGTCGCCAAAACGCCCCGGTAGTTGGAGTCGTTTTCTTTGATTTTTTCGTACAGCCCGATATCTGCTGGGAACCGCCCCGGAGGCGAGATTTGATACATGTACAAGGTGTACGGGCCTTTGTAGTGCGCCTTTTCCATTTCAAAGCAATCGCTTAGCGTTTTCGCTTTCGAGAACGATCGGCAGCTCACCCGGTAGCCTGGCTGGTCATAGCGGCCGTATTCATTCCGCTTGATATCGTCGTAATTGCCCGGCGTCGTCTTCATGTAACGCCGCATCTCGTCCATCCATTTCCAGCCTTGGTCTATCGCGTAATCCACTGCCAGCGATGCGGCTGTTCCGCCGATCATCCCGGCGACGCCGCCGCGGGCATTCCGCTTCATGGCTTCGCCTAGCCGTTTGGCGAGCGGTTTGGCGGGAATGCGATAGGTGTCATGCAAGGTTCCCGATGCGCCGCCGATTCGATATTTGACGTCCTGGGAGACAGAAACCGACTTGTCGTGTTGATTCACGATGTCATCCAGCAGCTTGGCATTGAGGATTTGCGAAAGCAGCGTAGAAGACTGTTGCCGGGGCGCGGTGCGGGTGATTTGGTCGCCGGCTTGGTGGTAGGTGCCGATTTGGTAATCGCCAGCCTGGGCGGAGGGAATAAAGAGGCCGAACAGCGCGGCCAGAAACAGGATGGGCGGGGTGGTCATTTGAGGATCACCCAGCCCGCCAGGATTACGGACAGAAAGCCCGCCAGGAAGTAGACGCTCATGTTTGCAAAGTCCTGCGCAAAACAACGATGCCCCAGGCGATGAAGGCCGGCAGCAACACCAACCAGCCCAGCGCCACGCCGTCGCGAACCTGTTCGGCCGGGTTGCATTCCGGCAGTTGGGGCGACATGCCGACGCTGGAGGTTAAAACGGCCCGTTGCGGGCCGTTTTGGTAGGTGTTCAGCTGCCAGCCGGCCCCGGTTTTTTCAAAGGCGCTATAACCGGTATCCGAGAGGCGCGGCGCGGTGGCGCTGTAGTAGGCGTCCGCCGCGTCAGCCAGATTCGAATAGCAGGCCGTGCCGACGCTGTAGCCCATGTCACAGCGCCTTGCGCATCCACTTGAAGCCGAAGATGCCGACAATCACCGCCAGCACCAGGCCGCCCATGATGGCGGCGTCTTTGCCGGAGTTGGTGATGGAGGTTTTGACCTCTTCCGGCACATCCGCCAGCGCGGTGGCGGCGACGGTGGTCATGGCGGCGGCCAGGGCGGCGCGGGAGCCGTAGCGGCGAGCGATTTCACGGAATTTCATGTTTTTCTCCTTGGGTTGGCGTGCTACGAATAGCACTTGGTCACATCATCGAAAAAACTACACACCACAAACGAATTGCCGAGAATGAAGCGAGCGGTGTCGATCGCTGATTCGGGGTTGTCAAATCGACCCGCGCCCGACAGAAACTTGGTGAACCCGACGTCACCATCCAATGGGCACAGGAACTGTCCCGTGTCCTTGTCCTGCACTACCCAGACGGGGCCGATCATGGTTAGCCCTGCCCTTGCGCGGCTGCGCCCTTGGCGGGCGTCACGCCGACAATGACGGTCTTGGAGGTCTTGCCGTTGGTCACCATCTCCAGCTCGCACACCGCCAGGAACGGGAACGGCAAGTTCTTGATCTTCTCGAAGTTGGCGGAGTCGCCCCAGGCCATTTCTTGCGCGGCCGTGCCGACGGCGTTGCCGTTCTGGTCATTGAGCGGCACCTCGACGAACAGCTTGGTGTTGTCGTAGAGCGTGCCGTCTACCGTGTCTTTGAAGCGCTTCGCGCCGATGACCTTCATTTGAGTTTGGAAACGCATGCTGGAAATCTCCTATGGATGGCGTCTTCCCTGCTGCCAGCGATCCGCCGTAATCGCTGAGGGTGATGGGTTAGGCGTGGGCGAAGCGGGCGCCGGCGTGCCACTCTTCCCGCGCCATCCTGACGAAAGCGTCGGTGTCGTAATCGACATGGGCGTAGTCGTGGACGAAGTCTTGATTGCCCAGCTCGCAGCTGATGTGAGCCAGCTTCAGGCGTTGCGGATAGCCGGCTTCGGGCCGGGCAAGGCGTTCGACGATGGATTCCACCGACCAGGACGCCACCTCTCGCATGTAATTCACCAGCCGCCCCACCTGCAGCGCCGCATAGTGCAAATGATGGTCAAGGCTGTATTCCTGGCCCTTGATGATGGTCTCGATGCGTTCCGGGGTTTTCATGCCCTTGAAGCGGGCGAAGGCGGGATAAGCCCCAGCCAGATAGCTGCCGGCGTTGAGCAGGATCTCAAGCGGAATGATGCGGTCCACGCCCTTGAACTCGACCTCGACGCGGAACCAGTTGCTGGACGGGCTGCCCAGCTGTTTGCCCTTCTCGTATCCCCGGCAGAACTTGCCGTTCTTACGTTTGCCGACGTAGAGGGTCCGGCCGGAGCCGTCCGGGTTGTCCCAATCGCCGTGCCGTTCCACGAAGGGATTGCGGCCGCCGCAGTTGAAGCGCCCCGCCCTCACCTCTTCATTCATCACGTCGACGTTGTAGTCGCCGTTGAAGTCGTCGTAAGCGCAATCGACCCGCGTCAGGCGCGGATTCTCGGCCTCATGCTGCAGGAAGTCGTACAGGCGCTTTTCCCAGCCCGAGTTAGCCGCATTGCAGCCGGTGGCCGTCAGCTGGATCAGCATCGTGTTGCGCTGGCCGCCGAAGGACAGATTGCCGTAGCAAACGTCTTCCTGGCCGAGAACCCAAGTGTCCCGGTAGAAGTTCATGCCCTTCGGCCGTTTGTGGGAGACGCCGAAGCCGAATATCTGGAACAGCCTCTGTGACATGGTCAGGATGTATTCATCATCGGCCACCATCATGTGGCCGGCGATGACGTGACAGGTCGATTCGTGGACCGTGAACGACACTTGGTCGATATGCGCCAAGTCATCGCCCCACCCTGCCCGCACCATCACTTGCTTGATCTCGCCATTCTCCAAAACGAGGCTGATTTGCTGCAGTTCCGGGCTGAGGTCCTGCGCCTCTGCCTGCGGTGCAGACTTTCCCCCCGTGTTACTAGTGGGGGGAAGCGCGCGCCGTGCTGCTCGCTGGCGCTCGCTATCACGTCCCGCGCCGCCCCATGCGCCAATGCGCGGCAACGAAAGCCAATAGCGCAGGTCGCGCTTCTTGGCCATGTTCGGCATGGCCATCGGCATGTCAGGGTCGAATATGGCGCGATAGCGCGGCTCTGTGCCTGTCTCGCGGCGGACATCATGCGCCTCAAGAACCACATGGCTATTGCGCCCCATATCTTCCTCCCCTGCTAGAATTGGTAATATGCTCAAGTCCACGGGTGAGGACTTTGCGCAATGCCAAGTCCACACGTGAGGACAACACAAGGGGGTACTGACACCATGAAGCCGAGCATCGAATACCTGCAGGACGCGATTGAAAAGCTAGGAGTTGAAAACGACTCGAAAGCGGCAGCGGCCCTGAAGATCAGCAAACAAGCCATCTGCAGCTATAGATCGGGCGAGCGAATAATGGATGACTTCACGTGCATCATGGTCGCAAAGACGCTTGGTATTGACGGGATGGAAGTGATTGCAGCCGCTCAGATGGAGCGCGAGAAAAACGAGGAACGGCGGGAGATTTGGGCTGATTTTCGGAAAAAGTTCGGCGTCAAGGCGGGGATCGCCGGACTGGCGGCGGCATTGACATTGGGGAGCCTCGCCCCGAGTAAGGCAAATGCCAGCAATTTGGAATTAGGCGCAATATCATGCCTTGAAAGTCCAGTCAAGCTCTATATTATGTCAAATCTTGCATGGGGCGGATTTTCAAGCAAGCAGCAAAAATGCTGGTGACACGAGTCATGTCGCTCCTACGCAACACTCAGCAGAAACTGACACAGGTCTCTTACCTCGCGGAGGAAATGGCCGTCGAGCTCGGCGTCAGCGCGCAACAACTGGCCTACTGGCGACGTGGACGCGAACCTGTGCCGAAGGCGGTTTTTCTGTGGCTGAACCATCGCTCGGATACAACCCTGGGCAAGCAATTCGGCCCGTTTTGGGGTTTCCGCCTCAGCCGTCACGGCGAGGCTCTGGAGTGTCCGGCAACCGGCGTTCGCATCCCCTACGACGAAATCGCCATGTTGCCGGAGTACCGGCGCTTGAGTCGGCTGATCAAACAGCAAGCCGAGCTGATTGAACGCCTGATGACCGAGCGCGATTTCTACCAGTCGAACTGCCACCAGCAGGCCCGCGCAGGCTGGTTGATCAATCAGATTTTCCCGCCCGACGCTGAGAGGTAAAAAGGAAGGGGGGCTATTTAATGCCTTTGGACATTGCCGCCTTCATGTATATCAAAACGGCAGACTGTTCCATTTCCTTCCAGCTTTGAAATGTTGTATTTTTCCCAATGAAATCATTCAATTCGTCATCCGGAATGGCTTTAAAATCCTCCACTGACTCAATTTTAAAGCCGGATGCATCAAAAAGTTCTTCCAGAGATGAGAAATTGCTATGACTGGAAATGAACTGTGAATTCATAAGGTCGGAGAGTTTTATCTGATTATTTCTTTCAATTTCCTTTATATTTTCACTCAACTTCTTCAGTCCATCTGATTTGATTTCTATTTTCAT